GATTGCTGATAGTGCAAGTCGTTCATGAGTTGTTCAGAGTTAATTTTGTTGCTAGCTTGTTGCAGTGGTTGATGAGTCACTGATTGTACTTTTTTTGCCATGTTTAATTACCTCCACTGATAAGCCAGGAAAAGCGGAAAAGTAAACCATGGTAAAATAAAAAAGCTGGCAGAAAACCAGCTAAAAGTTGAAAAATCAAGATAGATTAGATATGATTGTAAATGAAAAGAGAGCAACGAGTTGCCCCTCGTTACCCTCAAACGCAGTTCAGGTGACTGAAGGATGGCTAACCATTATGGTTAGCTTTTTTTATTATCGCGTAGGCTTTAGCACAGTCAATGACTAGCTGGCCAATTGCCACGATAATTATGGCGGCAGTAATTGCCACTCCTCCAGTCTTTTCCTAAATAACATGACTTTCACCTCCACAGTTCAGATTATTTGAGGGGTGTGTAGCCACGTTAACTGCTAAGCCTTCCATGTTGGGAGCGACCCAATACTTCCGGCCTGCTAATATTTTAGCATAGAAACAACAAAAAGCCTGCAGACCGTAGTCCACAGGCAAAAGTTACAATAGTTGATTAACTCGTTTTTGAATTTGGGTGGGGTCATAGCCAGCTTGCTTCAATCGGTTGATTCGCTCATTACCATTACCCCAGGAGCCACGGATAACTTCACGAGCAATTTGGTCAACTGACTTACGATTTAAGAGACGATTAACCTTTTCTTGGACCACCGCATAGTCGTAACCGGCAGCGGTTAAGCGTTGTTGACGGTCAGTACCATTACCCCATTGACCATCTAAAACTTCAGCAGCTAGTTCATCAGGGTTCTTTCTGGTGATTGGCTGCTTTTTGTTAATGACTGCTGCATAGTCGATATAGGAATAATCCAGATCACAGTTGCCATTGACACCTGGAACAGAACCAGTAGAGGAATGTTGCCAGATTCCGTAATTACCACTGTAGTTACAACGCGGACCATATTCAGCCACCCAGACAGCATAACGCTGAGCGACAGCTGATGAAATATAGTTTTGTAGTGGTGACCGTGAGATGTAGAGACCGGCGTAACAACCGTTTTGTTCTAGCACACAGCAAAAACTTTTGACTAAACTATCACAGAAGGCACGTCCCTGATGGAATTGCCATTGTTCTTCGAGGTCAAAGTAAATTGGATAATCAAAATGACGGTTACCTAAAACAGTCAAACAGGCACGAGCTTCGTTAGCTGCGTCTTCGGGAGAAATAGCATAGGAATACCAATAAACTCCTACTTGTAAACCGGCTGCTTTGGCTTGGGTATAGTGTTCTGCAAAGTAACGGTCTTCTTGGCTCGCTGACCGACCATAGCCAGCTCTGATTAGAACAAACTTAACACCACTTGCTTTGACTGCATTGAAATCCACATGTCCTTGCCATTCAGAAATATCAATCCCAGGAATCATGATTTATCACCATCCTTGTCATGTAATTGTTGGAGAATACTCTTTAACTTATCGGGCACAGGTAAGCCTAAGCGACTGGTATTTTCCAGTAATGAAATTCCTTCATTAGAGATATAGAAAAAGACTGTTGCTGTTCGGATGGCCGAACCGTTTTTTAGCAGATAGACGTCAAGAGAGTGGGCAATACCTACTAAGAGTAGAATCAGCATTTTTCTAGTGAGACCACGAAAACCGATCTCACTGGAGAGTTTATGTTCATTAATTGCGCAGAGCACACCGGTAATATAGTCCGCCACCATGAAAATCAGGAGAACATACAAAAAGCCATCCAGGCCGCCTAAAAACCAGCCAAGAAATGCACCAACAGCACCAAAACAAGTATTGATGATGGTTAAACTAGTTGTCTTCATCTGGATTATCAACTCCTCTCGAATACTCGGCCTTAATTTCCAGATACTCATGGTTGTATTTGACGTCATCGATAAAGCCGATATTGTAGCCGCGTCCTTCAAACCAGATGTTAGTTTCTTCGTCAACGTCGTCACGGTATCGGATAATAAAGGACAATTGCTTTTCCAATTTAACGGATACCGCCGTGTAGTATTCCTGACCGTGCAATGCCGAGACTTTAGCCCATACATCACCGAGGCGAACATCTTTGTACATCGACATTCCAGTATTAGGATTTTCGCCGACATATTTCTTTTTCATTAGAGTAATGCGTCGATCTAGTTCACCAATATCAGCAATCTTACTGATACGTTTGTTTTGCTGTTGCATTAAAATTCCTCCTTCCGGTAAGGGGACAAAATGGCCCGAAGAAATTTAATCATGGCATCAAAATCAGCTGTTTCCCGATATTCATAAAGGTAAGCCACTGTATAGAGAATGGCGGTATGAATATCATCAGGGAGGGGATCAAACGCTGATAGTGGTTGGCGAAGCACATTCTCGACCGTAGCTGTTGCCGATCCAATCAACTTTGTAATGAGGTCATCTTCAACAGTGTTGTCTACTCTCAGGTAGGCTTTTGCTTCGGCCAAAGTAATAGCAGCCACATTTCATCAATCCTTTCTATTTAGCAGCCATGGACAAGGTTTTAATTGCTTCTGGTAGGATAACTTTGCCGTCAACTCGTTGTGAGCCTAAAAAACCAACTTGACCAGTTACGGCATAAAGTTCATTAAGACGTTTGAAAGTTCGGCCTTGTCGATCTGCAATCCAGTAGTAATTGAAGTCGCCAAAGAGAACTGGCTTATTGGAAGCAGACAGTGTTGGCATGAATGGACTGGTATAAACAGGGCAGTTGAGGATTCTGTCTGGCTGACCTGCTTGAACGGAAGGTTGCCAAATGTATTGGTCATTTTTATCTTTCATCTTGCGGATGACCTTCACAGTATCATCATTCATCAAAAAGACAGCATTTTGACGGTATGGTGTCTTCAAAGAATAGAAGAGATCGATTAAATCATCAAAAGTTAATGAATCAGCCTTAGCAGCTGTTGATCCAGCTGAAGCACCATTAGTATCGGTCAAGATACCAGTAGGTTGACCAGTACCGGTACCGTTTAAAAAGGCTTGTTCTTCAGCGTTACCGAGCCTGCGACCGAATTCATCAGATAGGTAAGCCATCAAATCAAATGCCGAATCATTTAGTAATTCTTCTGACACTTTGATCAGGGTCCCTAATTTATGAGCGCCAAGTGACACCTGACTAAATTGTGTGTTGGACTCTGTGTAGGCCGCTTCTTCTTCTAGCCAGGCTGCGGTACCTTCACTGGCCACTACTGGAATTTTGTGTTCACCGCTATTGGTTTGGATGACATGGCTGATAGTTCGTAGGACATTTGCTTCTTGAAGCTTTTGGATAAGTTGATTTTCAAATTCGTCGGGCACTAGGAAGCCACCATCTGGATCCGTACCTTCTTTCAGTGCATCAACGACCACATGACCACGCATCATTTGCCAGAAATCTTTTGCATAAGCCTCCTGGCCCTTTGGTAGCTGGTTAGCAATTGGGGAATTAGTAAGGGCCTTACTGGTGGGTTGGTTTAGTGCCACTTCAATTTCTGCCTGCTTGTGCCTTCGATCGATTTCCTTACCTAAGTCGACAACTTCTTGCTCCATCTTTTCATAGCGGGCATTGTCGTCAGCTGATAGTACATCCGACTCCTTTTGCTTAGCATCCAGGAAATCCTTTGCTTGCTTCCAAATACGGGCACGCTTTTCTTGTAATTCAGTAATCTTACTCATTGATAAGTCCTCCTAAAAATTAGTGTGATAACAAAGAAAGTCGCTTTTGTAGCGACTTTACAGAGATAGTATTTTGGCTTGTTCGTTTGAGTTTATTGAGGACAACGAGATCCGATTGCTTATCCGAATAGGAATAACAATCTGTGATATCTTTATTTTGACCTAGCATATCATCAGCAAAGCCTAACTCGATGGCCTTGTTAACGTTCATCCAGGTTTCGTCATCCATCATGGCTGAAATCTTCTCGCGGGGTAGGTTTGTTTTAAGCTCATAGGCATTAATGATTGATTCTTTGGTTTCAGCTAGCATCTGTGCAGCTTGATCAAGATCTTCTTTTTGTCCACCAACAATGGTTAATGGATTATGGATCATGATCATCGCGGTTGGAGCCATGGAAACTTTTGTTCCTGCCATGGCGATAACTGATGCCGCTGAAGCAGCGATACCGTCAATTTTGACGTTCACGTCATCGGGATAATTCATTAGCATCGTGTAAATGCGACTGGCAGCGACACAGTCACCACCGGGAGAATTTAACCAGAGATCGATTGGCCCTTTCCCTTGACTTAATTCATCTTGAAATACTTGGGGAGTGACTTCATCATCAACCCAGCTATCTTCAGCAATCGTACCGCTAATAGTTAAGACACGTTGATTCTGAGGGCCGCTCCAGTTCCAGAAACGTTTCATTCTTTTGGTTCCTCACTTTCTTTAGATGGTTGAGAATTATAGAAGTTACCAGCTTGGTTGAGTGGTAGCATATTGCCATTTACCAAGTATTCGTCACCGCCTTCATTAGTAGGGATGCGGTTTAGATCTTCAAGTTCCCGAATATCGTTTGCGGACAACCAGCCATTTTGGCGCCCAATGGCATAACCGTTCATGCGACTTTCGTAGTCACCGCGCAGAAGGCCATCAACGTTGAACTTAACGAAATATTTTCGTTGATCATCAGCGGACAGTAGCTGTTGATTCATAGCTTGTTCCCAGCGAATACACCAAGGGTTCAGGGTGTACTTTACAAATTCTAGTGATTGTTGCTCGATATTTGAGAAAGTCGAACGATCTAGGTCACCAACCATATGCGGTGGTACACGAAAAATTCTGGCAATTTCGTCGAGTTGGAATTTTCGAGTATCAAGAAATTGCGCTTGGTCGGGTGGAATGGAAAGCTGGTGAAAAGTCATTCCTTCTTCCAAGACAGCAATGCTGTGATTATTAGATCCCGAAAATTGTGACTGCCAACTTTTCCGAAGCCGTTCAGGGTCTTTGACTACATTAGGGTGCTCGAGAACACCACCAGGCGTGGCATCATTTTTGAAGAAAGTGGCTCCATATTGTTCGGCAGCCATGGATAATCCAATCGCATTCTTAGCCATAGCAATAGGGCTGTAGCCGATCAAGCCATCAAATCCTAACCCTGCGATATGAAGGACTTCATCGGACAAGAGAATTACTTGCTTCGATTTATTTTTTGTCTGGTAATCATCGTAGTTGCGAGTATAGGTGTAGTAGATTTCACCGTTGGCAGCACGGTTAACGTCCATTCGATCAGGCATCAAAGGATAGAGCCCAGTGATCTCGCCTTGACCGTTTCGAATGATTTGTGCATAGGCGTTACCCCACAGCAATAAATGGTTCATCATGGTTTCACGAAAGATAAAACTGGTCATTTCTGGATTTGGCGCATCATGAAGCAAAAAATAAAGCGGGTGGTTAATTGCTCGCTGTTTACCACCATCGTTGGTGTATTGATAAATGTGGAGTGGCAGTTCAGCTAATCCTTCAGCCAAGACTCGCACACAAGCATAAACTACTGTATTCTGCATTGCGGTGCGTTCGGTCACATTTTGGCCAGCCATCGAACTGCCGAAGAAAAATGACATGGTGCTGGATAGGGTATTTTTGGGTGAAGCTTTATTAGTATGGAACAATTTATTAAATAGACTCATGGCATCAACTCCTTTCAGTTTTTCGTAATTACAACATTAATAGACCTCGACCATCATAAACAGAGTCACCATTATCCTCATTTCGGATAGCACGATCCAGTCCCATAATGGTGGCCACTACACCATCAATTTTTTCAGTTGACTTAGCTTTGTCAGGTTTAATATTCCCAGCTGGGTCAGTGCGGATATAGATATTATCCATCATCCAACGCAAGACCGGATGACCGCCATGAGCGATCTTCTTTTCCAGAGTTAATCGCATTAGTTCTTTAGTTGGAGGCGTCATGTCCTTAAATCCCTGGCCAAATGGGACCACGGTGAATCCCATACCTTCAAGATTTTGAACCATTTCGACAGCTCCCCACCGATCGAAGGCAATTTCACGAATGTGATATTTCTTTCCCAGATCATCAATGAAGTGTTCAATGAAGCCATAGTGGACGACATTACCTTCCGTGGTTTGTAGATATCCCTGCTGCTTCCAAATATCGTAGGGGACATGATCACGGCGAACCCGCAAATCAACGTTATCCTCGGGAATCCAGAAGTAAGGTAGCAGGGTGTAACCTTCTGAATCATCTCTAGGAGGAAACACCAGTACAAAAGCCGTAATATCAGTAGTTGATGACAGGTCAAGACCACCATAGCAATCGCGGCCACGTAATTCATCGGGATCAACAGGAAAGACACAAGCATCCCATTTGTCCATCGGCATCCATCGAACATCTTGCTTCACCCACTGATTTAACCGTAGTTGTCGGAAGGTGTTCTCTTCAGCCGGATTCTCCTTAGCTGAATTATAAGCATCCTTAACCTTCTCCATCTTGACGGTAATACCCAGGGAGGGATTAGCTTTCTTCCAAACTTCAGGACTCGACCAATCTTCATCACGCCCGGCACCGTAAATAACCGGATAAAAACGGGGGTCATGTTTACGGCCCTTCATGATGTCGATTGCTTTTTGATGAACCTGGTAACAGATAGAGTGTTCATCATTACCGGCAGTCGTGATTAAAAAGTAGAGCGGCTGCGTTCGAGCATCGCCGGAACCCTTAGTCATGACGTCGTAGAGTTTACGATTGGGTTGAGTGTGTAATTCATCAAAAATTACTCCTGACACGTTGAAACCGTGCTTGGAATAAGCATCAGCAGATAGGACTTGATAGAAACTATTAGTTGGCTCATAGATCAGCCGTTTTTGGGAAGCGAGGATCTTACAACGCTTTTTTAAGGCTGGGTTCATCCGCACCATATCAGCGGCGACGTCAAAAACAATGGCGGCCTGCTGGCGATCAGCAGCACAACCATAAACTTCTGCATGTTCTTCACCATCAGCGCAGCAAAGCAGTAGAGCAACAGCCGCCGCCAGTTCTGATTTGCCTTGCTTTTTTGGAATTTCGACGTAAGCAGTATTGAATTGACGATACCCATCAGGCTTTAAGATGCCAAAAATGTCGCGAATAATTTTTTCCTGCCAGTCGATGAGGTCAAAAGGCTTACCCGCCCAGGTTCCCTTGGTATGGCATAGGCATTCGATAAATGAAACTGCAAAATCAGCTGCGTCTTTGTTATAAGTAGAGTCCTTGGCCATGAACCTAGTTGGCTTGTAATCTTTTAGTTTTCGCAAGAGGGCATCACATCCTTTCAGTTGTACTAAAAAAGCACTGAGTGTTAACTCAATGCTTGATTGATGATTAATTAAACTTGCCAGTTAATATCAAATTTACGTATCCGGCGCGGTCAGTATTCAAGTAATCGATTAAGTCATGGCAGTTATAGTAGTATGCCAGTCTTTTGACATTTTCCACATCAAACATATTGGCTTCACCAGTGTTGCGGATTTTTAAGACCTGCTGGCGGATTCGGTTACGTTTAGCTAATTCGTCCTTAATTCGATTCATGATTGGTCCCCCTGGTTCTTAAAAGCAGCTGATCCAGTTAAGTTGCGTAACAATACTTTCCGTTGGTCTTTAAACTTGGGACCGATAAATCCTAGGCGTAGCAGGAAACAGCGGAAAGCATATTTTTCATTACTCTCTTCGTGTGGTTCTGACATGATTCGCTGGTGGCTGATGGCATATTGGACCAGCTTGTCGACAAATTGTTGATAAGCCAAAGCATCGTCAAGTTTCACTTCTTTAAACCAATCGAAGGATACCTGTTTTTCATCGACGTTTAAGGGGAGGGCTTCCAGCTGGCAAGCGTCCTTAATTAACTGCCCCTTAGCCCAGATTAGGTGGCGCAGGTTATCAAGAGCCTGATCTGTAAACTTATCTCGCTGGTAGGCTAGGTTCAACTTGATTATTTCAGTAGGGTGGAAGCCTTGCTGTTCAAGATAATCGAGTAAATTGGCCGGGATCTCATCCGGGGATGTTAGGACTCCATCTTTGTTAACAGTGTACTTGCCAATCTGATAAGCGTAGGTAGGTGTGTATTGATATTCGGCCTTTCGATGAGTATAGTCAGCCAGCTTCGTCACCAATTCTTTTCGTTGCTGGCCGTGTACATTAAATTTAATTTCCATCTTCTGTACCTCCTTGTTTGATCACTGTATACATCACTCTAAAGGGTACAGATAGCAAGGAACTTCGACGATTTAAGCCAGCTTTTTTACTTTGCTGTAAAGAATAGTTTTACCATTTCTTTCCACACTAACGTTTTTGCTTGAACCAACCTGTTCAATATAACGTTGCACAATCACATCGCAATATTTAGGATCGAGTTCCATCATGTAACAAATCCGATTAGTTTGCTCGCATGCAATCAGAGTTGAACCGGAACCACCGAATGGATCGAGAACGGTACCGTTGGACATGGTGGAATTCATGATTGGATAGGCTAATAGTGGGATTGGCTTCATCGTTGGGTGTTCCTTACTCTGCTTTGGACGACCAAATTCCCAGATGGTGGATTCCTTTCGCCCGGTGTACCATTCGTGTTTGCCATCTTTCTTCCATCCATAGAGTACGGGTTCATGTTGCCACTGATAGGGAGAGCGACCAAGTACTAATGATTGCTTCTTCCAGATACAGCAACCGGATAAATAAAAACCAGCATCTTGGAAAGCACGGCGGAAGTTAAGGCCTTCCGTATCGGCGTGAAATACATAGATGCTGGCATCGTTAGCCATTGCTTGATTCATATTTTGAAAAGCAGCAAGCAGAAACTGGTAGAACTTGTCATCGGCTTGATGATCATTCTTGATCTTGCCAGCTTTGCTAGAGTAATCGACATTGTATGGAGGATCGGTTAATACTAGGTTGACCTTATGATCACCCAGTAATTTCTGGTAGCTTTCTGTTTTAGTAGCGTCACCACATAATAAAGTGTGTTTACCTAAGTGCCATAAGTCACCAGGCTTTGAAAAGGTCGGTTTATCCAATTCGCTATCAACGTCAAAATCATCATCATGCGTATCGTCAGCGGTGCTAAGAAGGTCTGAGATCTCATTCTCGTCAAAGCCAGTTAAGGAAACATCCAAGTCGCTGGCTTGTAAGTCAGTCATTAGCAAGGCCAACTTGTCTTTATCCCAATCACCGCTGATTTTATTGAGGGCAACGTTGAGAGCTTTTTCTTTGTCTTCATTTAAATTAACGACAACACACTCGGCTTCTTTGATCCCTTCATCCTGCAGAATCTTTAACCGCTGGTGTCCGCCAACCACGCGACCAGTTTGCTGGTTCCAGATGATTGGATCGACATAACCGAATTCTTTCATTGAACGTTTTAACTTTTCGTAATCAGGATCGCCAGGCTTGAGATCTTTACGCGGATTGTAATCGGCAGGAATTAGATCAGCAATTTTTTTCTTGATAAATTTCATTAGTTCATTCCTTTCCGGCTTCTTAAGAGCCGCTCCATCACATCATCTTGTGGTGTAGATCCTTGGTAAGTAGCAGCATTATTTTCCTTAACCACCTGAAAAATTTGAAACCACAACTGACTGGACTGTTTCATATAGTCATGACTCATCGAAACGTATGGTGAGGCAATCGCATTACCAGTGGTTGGGTGACGAGCCAGAAAACCAAACTTAGAGATACATTCTTCACACTGAATCCATCGGCTGACGCTAACGGCGTATTGTTCGATTAACTGGGTAT